TCTGAGATCACACCGGCTGACATATGCTTTGCCGCGGCCATTAGGAACAGTGCCCCCACCCAGGGCATGACCTTGGTGGACAATGCATAAATATCCCTCATCATCAACACAAGCGACCGCCTGACCCATTTTTCCGGCAGCGACAACAGAAGCAATGTCGCTGTTAAAGTCTGCATTGTCCTCAAAGCGAGAATAGGGCGTTGACTTACGGGTGAATTTTCCGATGTCGGCTATGGTTGTGGTTGAGTAGATCATGATCACACCACCCACCTCATCCACTATCAACTTCGGGTTGTAGACATCAGCAATGCTTGTGCCTGCTCCAACAAGCAACGCATTGTCAGGTTGGAACCGCTCAAGAAACCGCCAAGACACCCCAAAGTCCTCAGACACATAGTGATCGATCTCATGGTTCTCTGTTGGGTTCTGGTGAATAGTCTCTCTAATCAGGGTGATGTATCCATTATGATAGACAGCCTGGTAATGAACTGTCCCCGAGTGTGCCGTTAGGGGTGGCTCTGGCAGAACAATCCCATAGCTCTCAGTCGATGGGTTTGTTTGGGCCTGAGCTCTGGCCCAGGTAGCCCCGCGATCATCTGAATAGAAGGTATCGATCGACCCCATAGACAAGCCAGTAAGGACAATTAGCCGCCCTGTCGGTAGCTCCAATATTGTGCTTGGCGCTGCAATAGCAAAGCTGGCATCGATGGCCTGTGTGCCAAGGTTAACCTCAGTCCACACATCAGTGACCGGGTTGAGGGTCTTGACAAAAATGCCATCAGTAGTTCCAACACTGTCAGCTTTTGCATACACCACATGAACAAAGCCGTCCTTGCTCGTGATGGCATGAGGCCACAGACTGCCTGTTAAATGTGTGGTCTGGATTGCCCAGATGTCGCAGCTCGTCACAAAGCTATACGGGTGCCAATCCCGCCAGCTCGATGTTGGGTCTGTGTTGTTTTTCCAAGCAAACCGCCCGCCTGGGGTTGCCCCTTTCGCATTGCCTGGTTTGACGCAGCGGACCTGATAGCCTCGCTCTGGGGTGCTTGTCCCTGTGGCCTCCAGGTCCATGTATCCATGACCGGCTGTGACCGTTGGCTCACCGACCACTGGCCCTGCCTGCTGTGTCGCAGGGCTGATTGTGGCATTGACTGCGCTAAAGCGGTCATCTCTTAGTATCAGCCCACGATAATGATCTTGTGTGTGGTCGGCCATCAGCTCGCTCTGCTGTGTGGGTTGCGCCGCCCTCTGCGGTTGCGGCGGTTGAGCTCGGTGGTGATTGGGCCACCGCGCTTGATGCTGTCTGTTAGAACTGTATCAAGCACCTTATGCTTGTATACCTGCTGCACAATAATAGATCCGCCCGATGCCATGCCCTGATTTGCTGCAGCAAGGCCAGCCTCACCACCCACAGCCTGCACCCCTTGACGAGTGAGGATGCCCTCACCCGCTCGGGCTTTGATCATATTCTCATCAGGCCGGACCATGCCACCCAAGTGAAGCGTTGGAGGCTCCTGGGCAGCCACCATAGCAACCTGAGTTGCAGCAAGGGCTGTGATCGCTGCAGTGGCGAATGGCGCACCGTAAGGACCGAGTTGGGCCCACGCCTGCATAATTGCCACGCCTGTGCTCATTGCTATCTGTGCGATGCTTGCGCCTTGCTGCATTGCAAAGGCTTCACGGATCGCCTTGTTTTCAATCTCGCGCTGTACCTCTTTGTTTTCTTCGGATAAAGCCAGACGGCCCTCAAGTAATTCTTTCTCAGCCTCAAGCTGCTTAGTCGTGCTTTCGTCTGTGGATTCTGAGATCTGCTCATCAATCTCGGCGATCTGATCGTTAAGGCCTTGTGCTCGCTCATCAAAGAGCTCAAGAGTTTTGGTGCCGCCTTTCATGACAGATTGCATATTTATAGCAGCAATGTTGCTCATGGCTTGGGTGATGTTCCCGCCAATTGAGCTGAGCTGATTTGCAAGCATCTGTAGTTGCTGCTGAGCCGCTTGTGTGTTGAGCCGGTCAAGCTCTTGTTGTGTTGCCGCGATGGCTGGCCCCACCTGGCCCCAAGACATTGGTGATCGCTCAGCCTCTGCGTTTAGCTCGGATAAAAGCTCCTCAGCCTTTTGTATTGGGGTTTGTACCTGGCCAAGAGCAAGCCCGCGAGCCACAAGCTCGTCAAAATTTTGGGCCGCTGATGGTATCTGATCAAGCTCAGCAATGAGCTCATCAGCCTGCACATCATGTATCGCCTGGCCAAGGCTCTTGATACTCGGGGCCAGGCGGGCCGCTGCGGCATCGCTCTCACCGGCTGCACCCGTCAGGGTCTTAAGGTGGTCAGCCAAGACCTCAGCCTTGCTGCGTCCATCTGGGATCAGGCCCTCTGTCTTCTTGATGAGATCAGCTATGGCGTCTGTGGTGTCTTTTGTAACCTTGGTGCTGGCCTTCTTTGCCGCTGTGTTCTTTCGGGTCTGGGTTGCCGTCTTGATCAGGATGTCTGCGAGCTCTGCCTCTTTGTTCTTGAGGCCTGCAACCTTATTAGCAGCGAGTGTGACAGAGGCCTGAAGCGCTGGGCCGTGCTCTTTGTTCCACTCGCCAGCTTCATAATTTGCGTGAGCCTGTTGGGCTGTCATACCCTCGACGCTGTCTGAGTACTTCTTTGTCCCAGCGTCCAAAGCCTTCAATGCGTCGGCGTGCTCTTTGTTGGCTTCTTTGAGATCAGATGAGACAGCGGCGTTGGCCTTCATCTCTGCTGTATGCCTGGCGATCTCGTCTGCGCTCTTCTTGCCCTCTGCGGCAAGTAGATCGAATTTGGCATTCTCGATCGTGGCGTTGAGCGCCCCAAAGAGCTCAGCCATTTTGGCAGCTGCCTCAGATGAGGCTTTCATTTGTTCCTCAGCGGCCTTGAGGTCTTTGCTGGCCTTGAGGTATACGCCACCCAGAAGAGCAGCAGCAGCGGTGATGGCAGCGAGCGGCCCCATGCCTGCAATCATCAACCGGCTAAGGCCCTCGATGCTGCCCGCGAGCTCACCGACCACAAAGAACGCCTTCTCAGCTTTAGGGCTCACCAGGCCAACAGCAGATCCAAAGCCCTTGATCGCTGAGTCTGCCTCACCTGTGGTCTCACTGAGGCCCTTGAGCTTGCCGTCAAAGCTACCAACAGCCTTGCCCGCCCCTGCTGCTGCACCATTGGCGCCCTTAAAGCTCTTGGCTGTCTTCTTGGCCAGCTTGTCTGCAGCCTTCTCAGCCAGCTTGAATTGCTTTTCAAGCTCTTTGATCATCGCTGACGCTTCTTTCTTTGTCACATCTGGCATCTTGGCCAGCTGCTGCGTCAGGTTACTCAGGTCAGCTCTGAAGCTGAGATCAATGGATCCTCGTGCGGCCATGCTATTTGCCCTCAATCACGGCGATCTGTACCTTCGCCAGCTCGGTGATCAGCTTCTTGCTGCGTCTCTTCATCGGCTTGCCCACAAGCTCACGCCAATAGAACTTCCGCGATGGGTAAGGATAGCGGGCCATGTAGAAGTAACGTCCCTTTCTCGGGTGGCTCTGGGCTGCATTCGTCAGGGCCACCGCTATGCTCAACCCAGCTTGTGAGGGGTTTATATAGGTCTTTGTTCCGAAGCTCTTCTGAGAGAAGCCAGTGGACGCCCAGCCAGGTGGGCTGAACCCCTTGCCTTTGCGGCGCCTGTTGCCCCCTCTGTTCTTATATGTGGGCCGGGGCCAGTCATTCTCTGCGCTGGCTTTGATCTCACTCATCGCCCCTTGAAGGGGTTGCCTTAGGGCTCTGGTGGATTTGTCTACAACCCTGTTGAGCAGAGTATTAGCACCAGTCACCTCAATGGATGCCTTGGATGTGCCGACGTGAAAAGCGTTCTTGCCCATCTCAGCCACCCACCCAGAAGGCTGAGGCATCAGAGCCAGAGCTCTTGACCTTCTTGCTCAGCGGCCCGCGCTTGGTGCGCTTCCTGGTGTCTTCTCTGTTGACTGCCAACACGGCGATCCGCTCCTCGGGAGTTAGATTGTAGAACCATGCAGGATCGCCCGCATGCTTCAGCCCGAGCAGGACAGCTAATCTGTCGGCTGACCCTCGGGAGCTTCGGTAAAATTTGCCTTGTCCTCTACTGCAGACTCACGGGGGAACAGGCTCTCACAGCATGCGGTGAAGCACTTGACTGAGGCCTCAATGATCTCATCTCTGCCAAGCCCCTTGTCCATGGCTGCCGAGTAGACCCGGCCACCATACTTGACCAGATCAAGGTCAAGCTCCTCATACAGCTTGACGCCACCCAGCCCGAGCGCTGGAACACAGAGCCCGAGAGCCCCAGCCAGGGCTCGCTGCTGGCGCCTTGGGTGCTTTGCTTCTGAGCTATACACCACCGCGATATCCTCCCGCTCTGCAAAGGGCGGAAGGGTGATCGTGTATTGCTTGCCGTTCAGATCCACTGTGGTCTGTTCCTGTTCCATGGGGGTGTCCTTCCTTATGGGGTTCAGGTGAGCGCTACAGCGCCGTAGCAGGTGAAGCTAACAGCGATGCTGTTGGGATCTCCCTCTGCAAAGTCTACCGAGCAGACACAGTCATCAAGTGAGATGGTGTGGTCTGCTGTGTCACCGTGGTCTGTCCCCTCGATTGTGAGGAGGAGCTTGACGGCAAAGACCTCAGCATTGGCGCCAAGGGTGCTGGTAGCTGCTGCCCAGGATCCGCCCTGTGTGAGAGCATCCACCAAGGTCTGATCTGTGCCATCGCTCAGATCGGCAAAGTGGGCGTTGAAACTGCCAGATGGAAAGGTCTGGTTGGTATATCGAAGCGAAGCCAGGTCACCCCGGTCCATATATGCCGTGGTCTCTTTCTGGTCTGCGAGCAGGCCAGAGACTGAGAAGTCACCAGACTCAAATACAACGGTATAGGTGAGCGCAGCGCCGTCAGTTATGGTGATAGAACCATCGCGAAAATTCTTTATGACTGTAGAGGCGGCCATCGTTTAGCCCTCCTTTTTGGTGGTGGTTTTGGGGGTTGCCTTGGCCTTTGCCTTGGGCTTTGCTTTTGCAATCTTATCAGCTTTGACTGGACCGTGCGCCGTCAATGCCTTTTGGCATGCCTGGCGATGCTTGGGATCAGCTGTGGTCTTGATGTGGATGGCCGGGGATTGAGCCTTGGCCCAGCCCGGTGCATGGGTGTCAAGGATCTCTTTGGCTGTCTTCTTATCCATTGATCAATCCAGGTCTAAGACGTGAAGGGCTGCAAACTCTATCTCACCAATAATCCACTCACCAGCTGGGTCCACCTCTCTCATCACAACGCCGGAGAATGAGATTGAGGCATCAACCTTGAGCGCTGCTGTGTCAGCCATGACAGCCTTTATGATCTCAGCCTCGGAATCAAGGCTATCATCATAGCTGTCGACCTGGTCCTTGGGCCTGACTCTCGTGCAATAGGTGACGGCGATCGTCGTATTGCAAACAGCCCCAACGCTTGTGCGCTGCCGTCTGTTTGCTACGGGCTCAGTGCGTGGCACACCCACCGCATAGCGCTTGTGCAGCACTGAGCTGGGGTCACGGCCAAACACATTGTATGGGTGTTTAGACGGCGAGAAGCCCGTCACAGCGTCGATCGCTGTCTCGACCCTCTGTCGTATGCTCTTGACGGTTGCGGCCATCAGCGACCACCCCAGCGGCCCCGTGGTGCGTTGCTGAGATAGATGACCGGCTCTGCTGCTGTCCGCCTGCCTCTGCCATCTGCCTTGCCATCATGATCGCTGTCATACTGAAAGGTGAGCTGACGCCAGGCGCTGGCTGCTGTCTTCTTGTGAGATTCGGCCAGGTCAAGATATCGCCCCTCACCGATAGAGCTCGCGAAGTCTCGGAAGATGATCGATAGCGTTGTCTCAAGGTGGATCTCTCTGAGGCTCCACGGGTCGAGGATGAGGTAGGGTCTGCGCCCTCTTCCAACCAGTCGCCCGATGATCTGGCGCCAAGCCTCATCGATGGAGGTCTGATAGCTGGTCTGGTCTGATGGTCTCAGATCATCAAGGTCTGAGTAGCATGCAAGCAAGTCAGCATCTGTAATGACGGGATGGATCGACCTAAGCACCAGACTGGCTGAGCGTCTAAAAATCCGCTCAACCCCATCAGAGAAGACGAGCGCCCACTCTTCCTGCCAGCCCTCACCCAAGGGCAGTGAGCTTGGCAGGGTGAGCGCTGCGATACTGTACTGAGCGCGCGAGGCTGAGATAGTCACAGCCTGAGCATCCACCTGAGCCACGCCAGCAGCATCAGTGAGCGTGAAGGTGCCAGAGACAGGGGCATCAAGAGCCCCGTCCCTGTAGACCTCAAGCGTTACAAGCTGAGCCCTGCCCCTCTCCAGGAAGTCTGGAAAGGGGATCCGGGCTGTTCTTGGTGCTTCCCAGTCATCTGCTGAGCTCATGGCTTAGCCCCTCTGCTGATTAGGCTGTCTCACCCAGGATGGGCACCCAAGCACCAGCAACACGAGCATAAACAGCGTCATCACCATCTGTGGCATCTGTCCGCATAAAGAGCGAGCCATTGGCCTCTGTGGTGGCTGGCACGCCAGTGCCTGCGGTGATCGTCGGCACGTCAGCATCAGCCTCAGTGGCTGAGGTGCGAACACCTAGACCAACTGCAGCAATCATCTTTCGGTAGCGATATGCAAAAATAGAAGCCATTGGGATCCCCAATGCAGCCTTGAGCTGCGGCTATCGGTTTGAGTTTTTCTCTGTCCGCTCATTGCGGATGAATGACTGCCTAACGCGTTCCCGCACTGCAGCCCTGTCTGTAGTCTGACCGGTTTGGCGTTGAGAGTCAACGATCCGCTGGGTCATGCCTTCGATCTGTTTGCGGGTCTCTGCGTCCTTGCTCATGCTTTGGCCTTCTTGCGCGTGCGCTTCTTTGGCGATGGGGCCAGCTCCTCTGCTGCTTTGCCCGCGCCGTCAATGAGCTCTTGAGCGTCATCGATCTTGGCTTTGACTATCGGGATGTGTATGTCTTTGCTGTTCCGATCGATCTGCTTTTGAAAGCCGTCAAGCACACCAGCCAGGATCTCTGGCAGCGGTGGAGCGATCACTCCATCCTCAACCAGCTCGCGCCGAAAGGCGTTGTAGCCCTCGGCGTCATGCCTGACGATCAGGCGCCGGCCTGCCCGGATTGGCTTGTCCCAGGTCAGATAATATGAATATCCGCGGCGGCAGGGGTAGCGGGTGACGTAGCCAGTGGCACGATCAATGATCGTCCATCCGCGATCCTGAAAGCCGATCCGGGCCTGGCTGTCATCCATGCCGCCCTTGGTGCCTCTGACGCCATTGACGCCGGGCTTGAGGAGCAAGCGCTTGAGGATTGGCAGCCACTCCCATCCGCCATCGTCTCGCTTCACGGGCTCCCAGCCCTCTGGATTATGCATCAAATAGAAGTTTGCCCGTGGCATCTCGGGGAGTCTATTCGCTGCGGGATTAGTCGAGGCCTCAACCCCGCTGACGACTGTAGCCACTGAGCCAAAATCATGCGCCATTGTGTGTCCTTCCTTGTGAAAAATAGGGAGCCCCGAGGTGGAGTAGCCCCGAGGAAGGACGGTCAGAACCGCACCCCCTCGGGACACCCTAAGGGATCTTATGTAGTCGAGAGCAGACCGACGCCCATACCATCCTGGATGATAGAGCAACCGACGTAATAGTGGCCTACAACCTCGGTTAATGCCTTGCTGGCGTCTCGCTGGAACTCGACCACAACCGGTGACGCTGCGGGGCGCTGGGTAGCTCCCATGCTGATCATCGGTGCCGCTTCGGCATAGCCGAGGCAACCCTCAGCCCACATGCCGCCATCATAGCCACCGCCAGAGGCTTCAAGCTGATTACTGGTGTAGATGTTGACTCCAGCGAACGAACCGCTGAAGCCAGCCCCATGGAAATTCAGCTGATCCTGTGTTGCACTTTGGAACTGGATAGCTCCGGCCTCCCCACGAATAGAGGACTGGAGATTTCCAAGCTGAGCCGGGTTGAGCAGAGCATGAACGGCGCCAGTATTGCCCGCAGATTGCAGGACAGCGATAGCGTCAAACCAGTCATCAACAGTAAGGGTTGTTGTCTTGCCACCCTTATCAGTTCCGAAGGCAGTAATCGCGTCACCGACCAGAGCCATGAACAGCTGCTCAGCTTCACCGACCATCGACGCTGCAAGGCGATCAACGCTGATGTCAGAGCCCATGCCCGTCATCTCGGCGAGATCCCCGAGGTCGCGGCGCATGCTGTAGCGTGCCACAGCGAGTGCAACAGAGCTGTCAGTCAGAGCAGTCTCAGCGACATCGGTATCCTCAGCAGCAGTGACAGCGAACTTGTCATAGCCGTCAAGGCCTGCGATCCGGATGGTGAGCGTATCAGATCCGCGACCGTTGATCAGGCCGTAGCTTTTGACGGCTCCGCTTGATCGGATGGATGAGCGGTCAGCGAGTGCAAGCGCGATCTCTTGGTCGAGAACAGCGGCCAATCGTAGATCGGTTTCGAGTGATGCATGGGTAATAGGCATGAGATGAACCTCTAAAAAGTGGAACGGGTTTGTTTTGGGTTGTGATGCCGTTCCGCTTTTTACAGGTGCGACCTGCGGCTATTGAGAAGTCTATAAGACTGTGGGCTATCCCGTCAACCCTGCAATCAGGGTGTCACGGTGGGCCTTGTATTCATCGATTGACATATTGGATATGTCTGATGCTGATGGCATAGCCCGTGCGGCTGGGGTTGCAACAGCACCAGCGTTGGCGCTGGCCACTGGGGCAGGCGTTGGGGCAGTCATGCTGAGCGATGGATTAGGGGGTGCAACCTCACCAGGCGTGGCCGCTGCTGTGACTGCTGCAGCCTCAGTGGCTACGGGTGCCGGTGCCGGTGCAGCACTGCCAAGCAGAGCAGACACAGCCCGGGGGAGTGCGTCTTTGTTGCCCAGCCAGTCAGC